CCGTCCGAGATGCGCTCTACAAGGGCTTCAAGCCCCCTCCCTTACTGTGCGTTGACTTACAGCGTTTTTAATAACGATTATATCTATACTCTTATTATTATATCTTCTTGACTTCTTTCATAGTTAATCCACCACTTACTTACTCTATCAATCGTTTGTTGAACATCTTGTCTTCTATTGTCATTCTTTATTCTATTAATACAAAAATTTACTGGCGTTTCCATTACTACAACTTTAGCTTTTAAAATATTTCTCCAATGATTTCTATGTTTAATCTTTGCTGCAGTGGTTATGAACCAAACTCTATTGTTGTTACATCTATATAAGTTTCTTAATATTTCATTGCGTTGTATTAATGCTAAATTAAGATACTGATTTGTATTATGGTAAATAGGTAAATTTGATAATTCTGAAATTATTAAGTCTACATCTATAACTAAATCATTATCTTTTTTATTTTGTTCTACATAATAACTTTTACCTGCACCTGATGGTCCACAAACAACTATTACTGGACAATTTGGCTTTCTTATATCTGTAGGAAAGTATTGAACTTTATTAAAGGTTCCATCTTCTTTAGCTGTTTTTCTATCATGACAAGATTTACAAAGTGATTGTAAGTTGTCATAGTCAACAAATATATTCCATAATCCTTTATGTGGGATTATATGGTCAACAATATTTGCTGTTACATATTCATCATATTTAAGACATTCTTGGCAAAGTGGTTCTTCTCCTAACTTTCTTTTCCTTATATTTGCCCATAATGATGTATTGTACCATTTATCATATTCAGGTCTTATTCTTTTTTTACTTAAACTTTTTTTGTATTCTGTTCTATGAACAGCACATTTGGATTCACTACCATCAACTAAGGTATTACATCCAGGGTATGTGCATAATTTCTTTGGTCTATTTGGCATTTCATTCACCTTTATCTTTTTCCTAACGTCGGGAAAATGGTATAAAAAAAACGAAGGTCCTATTCGGATCTGCTTATCACAGCAGTAAACAGTCCGCCCTTCGTTTTATATATGTATGAGGATTTCGCTAAACATAATTATCACATCATATTAATTGTATTATAGTTAAAATTTATAGTCAATTGGTCAAATGGACACGCTATTTGGACACATTGTAGCTTTTAGTAATCATATTTTCTTCATCTAAACTAATCAAAAGCCTTAAATATTCACTTGTATTCAGTCCAAGTATACTTGCTTGTTTTTCTGCTTTATCTTTTAGTTCTTTTGATAATCTTATCATTATTGGTTTATTCACCATTTTGCAATCTCCTTTTTTCGTAATCTTCCCAACTTTTACTAAACTCAAAATTTGCAAACGCTTCCTTTAAACCTGTTATTTGTTTTAATCTTATTACTTCATCTAAATCCATACCAAGCTTTTTGCAAATAGATATATCTTCCCAACCTTGTTTCGTTAATTCAAGAACAATATCACTCATACTTCTTATTTTATGTGTTCCTCTTGCTCTATTATGTCTTATTGTACTACCCATTCTTTCATCCAATGTTTTATCTATTACAACTATTGGTACTACATCACTTTTTAAATAATCTTTTAAAATTGTATATCTGTGGAAACCATCTACTACTATATAAACATCATTTTCTTTATCATAGTAACAAACTATTGGCATTGTTACACCATCTAATTCTATTGATAATTTTAACAATTTCATTTCAGGTGTTGCAACTTTGTTTGGATTATAATCATTTGAAATAACCTTTTCAATTGGTACTAATTTAACTTCTAAACATGGAAATTTGATTTTTATCATATTACTCACCCTTTCTCAAATAAAAGTATCTTCCATTTTGACGATATACTTCAAATCCTTTTTCAAACCAATACTTTTTTAAGTATTCTTCTTTTGTAATTACCTCAATTGATTTATTTTTTTCTTCTGCATATCTTAACCTTTCTTCATTTATTTGTTTCCAAACACCTTTTTGTCTGTATTCATCTTCTACATAAGATGATTCAAATACTATTTTATTTTTTAATTCATTTAATGAACCAAAACCAACTAACTTATTTGATTCATATACTAAAAACCATATATTTGTTTCTTTATTACTCATATAAGGCATTATTTTTTTGTACTGTGGCTCTGCAAAATATTTACCCATAATAGAATAAAATTTTTTCTTATCGTAGTTACCACAAAACATTTTAACTTCCATTTAATTCTCCCCTTTCCCATCTTTCTAAATCTTTATCATAATCACCATCACCAAGTATTTTTTTGTATTTTTCTTTTAGTAAATTTAACTTTTCGACATCTTTTTTTGTAGATGAAAAACTTAACCTTTTCATCCAAAAATCATTTTTTTCTAATGATCTTGCTATTCTTCTCCATGTTGGTTTTTTCCTGTCTGCTTCAACACCACTTTCATCAATATAGTCTTTATAATTTTCAACTTTTTGACCTCTTTTTTCTTCCCACCACTTCATAAATGTTTTTATCTTATTATAATAATGTTCTTCTAATTCAGGAGCATATAGTCTAATACTTTCTAATAAATAAATCGTGTATTGTTCCCATGTCATATGTTCAGGCTTTTCTGATTTTATATTTCCTAAAAGTGAAGTTCTTGCATATATGTTACCAAAGTTTACTCCTTGAACTCTATTTAAAACCTTTTCCCATGTTTCAGGTTCTAGTGATTTAAATTGGTCCAATCCGTTCCTTTGGTCATCACCATAAGGTTGGCATAATCTAGCTTCATGTATTGATAATCCATTTTTATACATCAATTCGTAAATTTCATTAAAGCTAAAATTTAATTTAAAAACAGCAGTCCATATATCTTCTGTCCTCCAATCATAAAGAGGAAAAAAATTATATACATCTATTGGTTTATTATTTATTTTAACTTGTGTAGTCCAACCTTTTTCTTTATATCTGATTTTTGTGTCATTTATTATAGTTGTAAATCTGTTTAAACTTTCATCAGACCTTATACCTATTCCTGTTGCAATAGTTGAAGTGTGTTTTTTTGAATACCAATCAGCAAATTTAATTATAAATTCTTCAAATTCCATACCACATTTAAACCAATCAAAAGGACAATTTGATTCATTTATAACATCATCAGGCATATCTCTAACCCATTTTTCTTTATCTTTTTCATCCCAACATATCCACTTTGGTTGTAATATACTTACTGCATTTCTTAATGATATTGGCAAACAAATATGATAAAAATTATTTATACATTCTAACTTTTTTATTTCTTCTATATGTTCAATTGTGGCTTTGTATTGTGCTTCTAAATCTATATATAAAATATCAAATATTTTGTTTTTAGATTTTGCTATATTATTTGCTAATTGAATCATAACAGAACTATCTTTGCCACCTGATACACTAAAATAGATATGTTCAAATTCATCAAATATAAAATTTAGTCTTTCAATTGATGATTGTAATACATTTTTGTTGTTATAAATTTTCATTGCCATCAATCCAATCTTTTATTTTATCATAGTCTTTATCTTTCGTTTTTTCTAACCATGATTTAAAACTATCTACTAGCCTTTCTTTTCTATCCAAACATTTTAACATTCTTGAATCTAAACTGTCATATGCATATAAATCAATTATATGTACATTTTTATTTTGACCAATTATATTTACTCTACCTTCGTGACCACAACTATAAGTTCCGTAATACCATGCCATATCAACTGCCTCCAAATCATTTATTAATTATCTTAATATAATTGTATATCATTTGATATACAATGTCAATATAAAACTTTAACTTTGATTTGGACACGCTATTTGGACATTTATGTTATAATATATTTGCATATTATGATTGAATATTGAAAGCAAAAATGATTCACACAAAAATGGGCTTATGCCTTTTTTTTGTTTAACCCTGTTTACTTCATCATAAATATAATTTTTAAGATATTCTATTTTTTTTTAAGTTGTTCATTCTCTTTTATTATTTCACTAATTGTTTTATTATCAATAACAATTAAATTATTTATATAATCTGTAAATTTTTCGCCTATTAATATACTTCCACAACTATCCGTGTATTGTTTTATTATAATTCTTTTAATTCCATCTTCACATTTCACTACTTCACCTATTAAATCTTTCATTTCTCCACCTCACAATTTTTATCATTCATATAAATAGCTTCTCCCATTGATTCATCTATAACCGTTATCGGCTCAAACACCTTGCCAATATGTTGCAGTAAATCTCTTTTTTCATCCGATAAAGCAACAGGATAAACTTTGCCATCTTTAACATACATTAATATTAGCCCATCTTTAATTTTCATTTTAAATCCTCCTGTCATAAATATTTTGCATATTCCTTTTATCATTTTACACCTCATCGTTTTTTGTTTATAATGTAAGTGAGCGATTGAATAATGTACTGCGTGATTAGTTTATTTAAACAAAAGATGGTTTGTCGGCTGTCTTTTGTTTTTTTATTAATTAAACCCTTTCAGGCCAATTCCAATGTCCACCTAATGTACCCTGTTTAACTTTTTGATTTAAAAATATTCCTGTTGGATTCATTACAAATAAATCAACTTCATAATCGTTATGTACTGCTGTTATAATTGCTGCCCTTGCTTCGCTTTTAAATTCTCCATTTGGGGTTCCATAACTAAAATAATGTACTATTCTTCCTATTGTTGGTTTCATTTTTTCACCTCCACACAAATTTAACTATCTCCACACAAATTTCACTACCTCCACGCATACATGCATCTTAATTTTTACTTAGACGCATTTTTTATGATTATTGCAACGATAAATGCAATAATCGTTGTATTTCACGATTAAACCTTGTTTGTCCCAGTTTGTCCTGTTTTGTCCTGTTCTGTCCGTTCAAGTAAATTCAATATCCTATTCATACTAATTGTCAGTTGATAATCAATTTCAGCTAGCTGTTTCATATCTTTACTAATTTCAACTATATCTTCTTGTAGCATTTTAATGCTGTTTTCTATTTCATAATTTGTCATTGTTGACCTCCAAATCAAGTTTATTTATTTCAGCTAATTGCTTTTCATACAAAGCTTTTTTATCTGCAATCTTTATTCTTGTTTTTCTATTCAAGTCCCTTAACAAATTTAAGGTAGCTTTTCTTTCTTCAATCCAATCACGTTCAAATTCAATCTTCTTTTTTAAGTCATCCGCATGGGCTTCCAGTCTTATTAATTCAATAAGTGTTTTTTGATAGTCACTCATTTTTCATCCCCCTTAAATAACAAAACAATACTAAATCCAATCCACCATAACCCCACACCAATCCATCTAAACATTAGTCCACATCCCTGCCAGTCATTGCCCATTCTTGACCCCAAGAATCAAGAAATGAATCTTTGTTGTCATATTCTATGTAAATATAATTAAGTGCGTGGGATAGTGCATCTTTCAATCCTTTGATTTGCAATTCAAGAATTTCAATTTCATCCATCAGCTCATGTATTGATTTTTCTTTCATACTTCATCCCCCTTATAAAATTTCACTGCCTGCTATTTTTACTGACATTCGCCAAACTAATCTATTTCTATGTCTTCTCACTGTCCTTACATCACAATTAAATTTATCTGCTATGTCAAAGTCATCCATATCTAGCCAGTATCTATATTCAATGACTTTATACCAGCTATCATCCTTCACTTTGGTTAGTGCCTTTTCTAATAAGTCTAAATACAGCTTGTCCTTTTCTATTTTTGATTGCAGATGTAAACATTTGCTATCAATCATTTGTTGTTCTGTAAGCCGATTTTGTGCCATACAAACGATGTCTGATGCAGTGGTTTTATTCTTTATTCCTATCTCAATATTTTTAAGTTTTTCTTCATTTTCGATTATGTTTTCTTCTAAAATTTCTTTTGCCCTTAGCAAGTCTTCTGTTTCCCTAAATATCTTTTTTTTATCTGTTTCACGCAAGCTTACAGCTGACACAAAAGCCCTTTTTACCGCAGTGTCTGCATAGTATGGTGCAGATTCAATAACGATAGCTTTTATATAACTTTTTTGATTCTCACTCAAAACCTCGGCTTTTTTCATGTTAACCTCCAATTTGAATAATTTTATCAAAGTCTTTTTCATACCACTTTGGCTTGCAGTTTTTATATTCCTTTGCATACCCTTCTTCTAGTAGTTTTTCATTGATATTGTAGCTGTCTGAATATAAGACACCCAAATACCTGTTATACATATCTTTTTTAATCTTCATACTACATAAAAATATTTCTTTGTTTGCTAATTCCTTAAAAAGTTTTACCCTTGCAATCTCTGCTGCCTGTTGTTCTTTTTCTGTTTCACCTTTAAGTTCAGGTGTATCAATATCAGCCAGCCTAATAGTCCTTGTAATTTTTACATCAAACCCTAAATCGATTGTTACAATAGCTGTATCACCATCAATTACCCTTACCAATTCAGACTTGTACACATACAAATACTTATCAACCATTTTGATACACCCCTTTTAATTTTTGTTTTTTCACTCCATTATGATGTAATCGTTTAATTTGGTTCATTCTCCATATTTTTTAAGTCAAAATCTTTGGTTCAATCCACCTACTTATAAATCAAATACTGTGGTTCATTCTTTGATATTGAAAATCCCTAAATTTGGTTCATTCTATATCCTTTTTATCTTTTCCCGTGGTTCATTCATGTTTATAATATTTATTACACTTTGTTCATTCATATGTATCTTAGTCACTTAATACGGTTCACTCATAGTCCTTTTGATTCTCATAATATGTTTCATTCTTGTAATATTAGTGTCCTTATTCTTAATTCATTTATCTCCTATTAATTCAATATCTTTAATTCATTCTCTATTAATAATCTTCGTTTGGTATGATTCATTCACTTTTTAAAATAGTCACCTATAATACTCCACTCATTGAAATCTTCATTTTTTCTGTCTTCCTGGACATAATCACTTAACAGTCCAGTAAGTTTTTTTAAGGCACATTGCTTTATAAAGCTGACATTGCTAATTTTCATTTTGTTCTTATCTGCAATTTCTTTTATTGATAAATTCTCAATACAGCTTTCAACAATTACTGTTAATTCAATCGGTGTAAGTTCATTTATTGCATTTTCAAAGTCCATTTTTGACACATATTTATTAATATCTATTTTTTTATCTTCAAGAAAAATTGCAAATGTGTCAGTTTCTTCATTTATAGTTTTGTCGTATGAAAATACACCCTTTCTTTTTTTGTAATCTTTTTGCATGTAGTACATTAATTTATATTTAATGTTGATGTATAAATAAGTTGTAAATGTTTCATAGGTTTCTTTATTCAATTTATTTAGTGTTTTTATAACTATTTCAATTCCACAACTTATTAAATCATCAAGCTGATCTGGGTAATGGTATATGTGTTTTCTAGCTATATATATAATCAGGTACACGCTCCTGGCCACAAATTCATCTTTAGCCTGTTGGTCACCTGCTAGGATTTTGTCATAATAGGGTATAAGTTCATCTTTTTGCAATGAAGTAAGTCCATTTTCTTTTAATGTTCTAATTAATTCTGTCATGAAAATACCTCGCTCATAAATTTCTGTAATCTGTAAACTTGGCTCATTCCAACATAATTAAATTCTTTTTGTTTGTTTCATTTAATTGTTATGGCCGTCACAATATTTGGTTCAATCTTTCTTTTTTTTAAATCACATAGGATGGTTCATTCTTTTGTTTTTTATTCATCTTAATTGGTTCTATCCCTACTATTACGTAAATCATTAATTATGAATCATTCGCAGTATTTATTAATCTTCCTCATTAATTCAATCTAATATAATTTAGTCATAGGCCTAGATTCATTCGTATGCCCTTTTGTTTCATCATCCTTGGTTCAATCGATATATAATTACTCCCACATCATGGCTCATTCATCGGCTATTTAATCTGAATAGTTGATTCATTCTGTAATTATTAAATCTTTTGCAGTGGTTCATTCCTTCCCGCTTCAAATCATATTCCTTGGTTCAATCTTAAATATTAACAATCTTGCACCTGTGGTTCATTCGCTCAATTTGTTTTCAATTTCTTTGGTTCAATCCTTTTATATTTTTTCAATTACATTGGTTCATTCCTATACTATTTTCTTCAGTGGCTTCGGCTCATTCAATCTTCTTTAAATCCCATGATCTGGTTCATTCAATTCCTATTTTTTCAATTACATTGGTTCATTCAAGTGTCGTGTTTATCTTTTGCCCTGGTTCATTCAGACATATTTACATCTCGCATCATGATTCATTCATGCTTTTTGCTTTTCAATTTTCATGGTTCATTCCATTATTTTTTAATCTTTGACTATGGTTCATTCTAATTACGTTTGAATCCAACCTTCTGATTCAATCCTTTTATTTTTATTCACTTTAAGTGGTTCATTCCAGATTCATAATTTCATGGTTTATGGTTCATTCACATTTCCTTATCTCATGTGATTTGATTCATTTATACTACTTTTTTCATAAATTCATTAGCTTTTTTGAACACGTCATAAAACCAACCTTTTTCAACAGGTTCTTTAATTAATTCTGGCCTTTCTATCTTATGAACATGCCCTAAATGTGCTATGACATAAGGTGCTGGGGCAGGTTTTTTGTAATGCCATTCATACCAATATTCATGTAAGTGTGACAAAAACATTTTCACTGCAAATCTAGCAGCTCTTGCATTGATGTGTGCAGGTGGAAGCTTGCCAATACTGTAGTATTTATATGCTTCTGTATTCTTGCCCACTTGACTTTTTCTCACTTCTGCCAAATCTTTAAATGCTAATAGTTCATTTTGTTCAGTTTCCCATTCCTTTCTTTCCCTATACAACCGACCATAAAAGCTGTTTTCTTTATTGCTGTTTTTTATAAAACCTTGTCCAGCTTGCCAACAAATAGTCTTAAGCCTTGCATTCCATGGCCTTCTTTGTCCTTTTTCCCACTTAATGCTACTAACTAATCCAGCAAAGCTGTAAATGTGTCCTACTGTTGGTGCTTTTTCTATGTCTATGTGTGCCAACAAAGCTGCACTTACAACTGGTCCAATTCCTAACTGTTGATTCATCCATTGGCCAACTGGATGATTAAGTGTGTAGTATTGCAAAATCTTTTTTATTTCTTTTTCAACTACATCAAATTGGCTTTCGTACCAGTTGAATAGTTCATGTGGTTCTTTAGTTTTTGACATCATGTTTCTTTGGTTCCCTGACCTTACCCTTTGCTGTTGGATGGTGTAATAGTTATCAATAATCAGCCTTAATTCATCTACATCAAGTGTTAGTGCTGCTTTTTTTATGTCTTTACTTAGCCTTTCAACAGTTTCCATATTTAGCCCCCCAAATTAAATTTTTGTTATTAATTGAAAACTACATAGTTTTGTTGTTTGCCAAATCCCCAAATTAAATTTTTTCTTCTAATCTCAAAAACTGCGTAAAACTTATATTCTTTTGTCTACAGTAGTAATAAAGTTTAGACCATACCAACTTGCCCCCACCGATCCCCTTTGTGATAAATTTATGCAAGTGACTATTTTCAATACCCATATCCTTTGAAAACTTTGTGAAACTACCTTCATATTTGTATTTGCACCACTTACGCATATAATCCCTATCAATTTCAATTTCAACGTCATTTACATCATGTTCAAAAGTAATCATCCTTAATCTCCCCCCATTTTCTTACTGTTATTTCTATTCGTGGTTTGTGTTTGTCCACTGTAAAGTCAATATCTCTTTCTAAAATGTTGCAATCATTGTCAACTATAATGCCCTGCAGTGCATCATTAATGACTTTTTTCTGATTGCCAGTATCTCTTTTTCTTTTATCTGGCCAAAAGTAAGTGTATTCAAGAAACACTTTGCCTGTTGCCATCTTCCAATAATTATTGCTTGCTGCTATCTTTGCTAATAAAGACACTTGCTGTTGGTACTCCCTGCATTCAGTCGTTTTATAAACAACACCTCTTTTTGTATGCCTCCACATCTTATTGCCACTTGGAGCTATTGGCACAGTAAATTTCATATCTACCTCCTGCTTGCATGTTAATAAAGAATGCCTGTATCATGTAAGACTAATTTGCATTTTTTGGGGTATTCACAGCAATATACCAGGTACCCTTTTCTAGTTCCAAACTGATTTAAAGTTTTACTACCGCATACAATACACTTGCCTTCAACTTCTTTTCTTTTTACTTCTGGCTTCATTGATGCACCACCTAAAAATAATCATAAAACTTAAACACATTAGGATAGTATTTCAGTTTAAAGTAACCAGTTGCCCCATTCCTTTGTTTTGCTACTATAACTTTTATTTTCATTTCAGTAGTTTCTTGCTCTTGATTTTCAGTTGCATTATGAAGCAAAATAACATTATCAGCATCTTGTTCAATAGAACCTGATTCACGCAAGTCTGACATCTTTGGCTCCCTGTTGTCTTTATCATTAGACCTTGATAATTGGCACAAACAAACTACAGGTATATGCAGATCTAATGCTATTTCTTTTAATAGCCTTGATATGTATTCAATTTCTAGTCTTTTTGAATCTATTTTTTTATGAGATGTAAGCAAGCCCAGGTAATCTACAAACAAAACTTCTAACTTGTTTTTTTCTTTAAGTCTTAAACAATAATCAAATATATCTTCTGACTTTGATATGTCATCATTTATTAGAATCGGCCATTCAGACATTGCACCTATTGCTTTCGAAATATCAATCCAGCAAGATTCAGTCAGTAGCTTAGGCTCTTTTATTTTTTGTCCATTGATTTTTGAAATGCAACTAATTATCCTTTTTGCTATTTGTTTTTTTGCCATTTCCCTAGAAATAAATAGTACTTTAACACCTTTAGATGCTAAATTAATCATCATATTTATTGCAAATGTAGTTTTACCTACAGCAGGCCTTGCCCCAATAATGGTTAGTTCTTGTTTATGTAGTCCAGCTGTCAACTTGTCATAACATTTCATCTTGGTATAGTACCTTTTATCATCTTTGCTGTTGTAGTCTTTTTCCATATCGTCAAATGCTTCTATCAGTATTGGTGCCAATTCATCGGTACTGTCATTTTCTTTTATTTTAATGTCTAATAATTGTTTTGATTTGTTTAATAATTCAACAGTAGAATCAAAAGTACTTTCATATGCCATTTCTGCAATTTCTGTTGACCGTCTTATTATTTGCCTTCTTATAGCATTATCTTTAACAATATCAACATAATGATTAATGTTTGCTGTTGTGAAGTTACACCCAGTAAGGCCACACAAATAGTCTAGCTTTTCTTTTAAAATTTCATTTACACTAATTATGTTAATTACAGTTTTTTTATAATGCAAATTCTTAATAGTTTCATAAATCACTTTATGTTCACTATCCCAAAAGTCATCAACCTGTAACTTTTTCAACACATCAGATATGATTTCATTGTTAACTAACATAGTACCTAAAATTGCTTTTTCTGCTTCAAAATTATAAGGTTCAATACGCAATTTAAAACACTCCTTAGTCTAGGTCTTTGTGGTCTGGCCATTCCCAATCATCAGTGACTTCTTTGTACATGCTTTTTTCTGGCGAATCTTTCGACTTGTTACTTTTCTTTTTATTAAATTCTTTTTTTAGTGATTTATAATCATCAAGGGTTTTGATGCTGTCTGCTTGTAAGTTTAGTAAAGCCTGTTGGACCCATGCCCAATTTCTTTTATTTTGTTCGATTGCTTCTTTCATCTTTTGAATTATAAGATCTTCTTCTACCCCATCATCAATAAAATGTTTGATGTTGTCTGCCATGTGTGGTGTGATTGCACCAAAGTTGTCATTATAAAATTTTTCTGGTGTTACATACAATCTACTTTCTTTTAATTTACTTTCATTTACTTTACTTTCATTTACTTTGTTATGTTTTGTTATAACACTGTTATTTTTTGTTATAACACTGTTATTATTTACCCATCTGGACTGCATTCCACGTTTACCTGCTTCTGACTTCAAACTTCTTTTTTGTTCTAATATTTGCTTGTTTTTTAGTACCCTATCACTCCAATATTTAATGTCATCTGTAACAAATAATTCTATTGATATAGCTTCGTTATAGAATTGTTTTAACAGTGTTATATCAACGTTAAAACCTAAAGATAATCCTTCTAATAAAGCACAAGTTAATTTACCATCTGATTGTTCATGCATAGTTTCTATAAACAGCCAATATAAACCATATCCACCTATTCCAAATTTATAAATAATATATTGGATTTTCTCATCATGTCTGGCATTGCTATCGTGCGGGAAATAATATGCATCTTTCATTTTTAAGCACCCCTAAGATTAATATATAAGCCTTTTTATTTACTTTCTAAATCCTTTTTCAACTTGCCATATATTGCCCTGATTTGCTTGTCTGACATATCTTTAAACGACCTCTTACCTTGAATTGTTTCACCTTTGGCATTAGTAAAAGTGCTATATTGCTCCAGTAAATTAATAGCAACTGCATTATCATTGTTTGCCAGCTTCATTAACATTTCCCAAACTTTTATTGCTATATTTTCCCTTACTGGTTCTATTTCATTTGTTTTTGGTGTTTGTTTCTTTAGATCTTCTTTTTGATTATTGATTGCATTTGCGACTTCTTCTCTACTGCAGATTGCTTTTTTGATTTCAAAGCCTAGCATTGCTAAGGCTCTGCCCACTGCGGATGTTTCCCCATTTTCAACATGACTTGTTTTATTAATATAACTACTGCCCTCTCGCTCCATCGCATGACCAGTAGCTGGTCGTGCATCGGCAGGATACCTATATGCATAGGCCTTGAATAATACAAATTTGTCATTCAGTTCTGTAATTTCTGTTTGTATGCTTCCTTCAGGGTACTTCTGGTAAAACTTCTCAATGCGTTCATTGACTTGCACATATTCGTCCAAATTAAAGTTACCCATTATTTCATCCCCTTATATTTAGTTGTGTTAGGGGCAATTGCCCCTAACTATCCATGCCTTGCAATGCCGAGCCGCGCCTTGCCGTGCCTTGCCTCGCCTCGCCTAGCCTCGAAAATTTATTTAAACTGCAATTTCATCAATAATTTCAAATATTTTTTTGAACTCAACCAAATTACTATATTTGCGTTTAAAGTTTTCCAGTTCATTAATTGCTTGTTGTAATATTTGTTTCCTTAAATCATCATCAGACATAGCTCTACTTATAGCTATATAACTTGGTTTTTTCCCAAATTCTTCTGATTTAACACTTACATATGCCCTAGTTTCTATTCCTTTGTCAGATGTATCTTGTGTAGTTACAACTACTAATTTCCTTACCAATTCCTTTGCTTGTTCTACTCTATAGGATTCTGCAGCTTTCACATCATCCCACTCAAACACCTTATGAAATAACGAATTATTTGGTCTTGCTTCTTCAATAATAACTTTTGGTTCAATTGTTCCTCTTTCAGTTTGGATCCTTTCAAGTTCCCTACCTGCTAAATTTGCATCAATACCATAAATATCAATAGACCATTTATAAATCATCCCCATATTGTGCCTCCTGTTAGTTTAGTTTTGTTAGGGGCTAATCGCCCCTAACTGTCCTCACCATGCCTCGCCCCGCCGCGCCGCACCGCGCCAAACCTCGCCAAACCGCGCCCCGAAAATTTATTTAAATTAGAAGTCTTTTTCAGTTGCTACATGAAATGTTCCAAAGTTGCCTTTTTTTTCAGGCCTCCAATCACCAATTCCCACTGAATAACCTCCATAATTTATTAAGGCTACAACTTTTTCTTTTGGGAATATTGCATTATTACATCTTACATCTAATTCCATTCTCCATTTTGAAAACATTGCCCTGTATCTAATATCAGCACTAGTTCTTTGCAATTTAACCATTTGTTCGTGCATTTCAGGTATACTCCCATCTATCTCCACTAAGTTGTTATCGCTTTTTATATTAAATAAAGCTAATACAGAAACAATATCTTTTGTTAATTGATTTCTACAACCTGCTGCAGCTGCAGCCATTTTAATACCTATTGAAGGAAATCCAAACCTAGCGCCGTTTTTAACAGCTTTTGCAAAAGCTTCTTCTGCTTCTTTTGTGCTACAGTCATAAGGTAATTCAGGTTTTTTAGTAATCCAGTATAAAGATTCAATGAAATCTATAACGGGATTCTTAGCCATCTTTTGTGAGACCTTGTTAGTTTGTTTATTCAAAATTTGTTCTTTTTGAAAATCAGAAAATCTATGACATAATAATGGTGTATCACCAACAATAGTTATTTTGAACTCCGTCATTTTAATTTCTGGTATTTCAATTTCTTCAAGTTTGATTTTTCCATCTTTCTTCGCCATAATTCATCCCCCTTTTTATTTAGTAGGTGAAGGGGAATTAACCCCTACCCTACTCCTTGCCATGCCGCGCCTTGCCGCGCCAAACCTCACCGGGCCCCGCCGCGCCTTGAAAATTTATGCAAACTTTTTATCCCTCTGTTCCCTAATCCACTTCCAAAGCAGATAGCATTCCTCACCACAAAAGTACCTGCCATATATATTGTCAATCAAATCAATCGGCCTACCGCACACTATACAATTCATACCGTTCTCCTTTTTTATTGGCTAAGGGGTTCACTACGCCCCTTAACCTTAACTGTCAAGGAAAGTTCCCACACAACCCTGACAATAATTAGACATCACCTTTCAATTTATCTTGCAAAATAAACAAATACTTTATAACTAAAACTAATTCATCAGACATCCTGTTGCATTCATCTGCACATTCTGGTAGCTCTGCTGCTTCTTTCAGCTTTGTCAAAGCCATATTTATTTTACTTATAGCAAGTCCTACATTTCCGTATGCCATTAAATTATCCATCTTGCTCATCCCCTTTTAGATATATTTCCAATTGGTTTACTGCTTGATGCCATCCAAAGTAGGATAGTTCTTTTTCAATATACTTTCTATTATGAATACCATGTAAACGATGTTGTATAAATTCAACTGCTGTTGCCTTGTATTGGGTGTAAAGCGTTTCTAAGTCTTTTTGTAGAATTATTTTTTCATGTTCATCCATGCAGAACCTGTCCTTAACCTTTTCGATTTGTTGCTGGATCAGGTTCAAATCTGCACGCAATCCTTTTTCTTTCATTCTATGTGTAAAATTCTTAAATTCAGCAAATAAAAATTTCATTGTAAAACCCCCTAAAATACTGTATAATATACTTGTTCTTAATTGAAATTACTTGTTCAAACCCCTGAGAGCACTTCGCCAAAAGTGCTTTTTTTATACCTCCAAAGCCTGTGCAATAGTAAGCACAATAAACCCGATGCACAGCAAAAAAAATGTAGCATACATTATCCGCACTTCCTTTCATTCTTCAATTCTTTTGATATAAATCTCTCTAAAACAAATAAGTCATAAATTGATGAATCTAAATTTTCAGCATCAGCATAGTTGAAGTTCTGTTCGGCCTGTTGGTATTCTTCCAATAATTCCTCTAGCTTTGACATGTTCAATTACCCCCTGATTCTTCTTTAGATTTTAACCACTGGCATAAACTATCCTTATTTACCAATAATCTTTTGCCAATCCGTATGCTTGGAAATCCTGTACTATTCATTAGTACATATGCATTTGATTTACTTATACTTAATGCAACCGCCAATTTTTCAGCACTAAGCATATAGGGTATATCAGATAGTTGACTGTAAAAGTTAGACATAATCCACCCCCTTTTTTATGCAAATTTAATTTAAGCCTCTGTTTCTAAATTAAAAAATTCAGATACAGGCATGTTAAAAATATTTGCTAATTTAACCATTCTTGATGCACTTGGTTCGATTTTTCCATTAATAAATGATTGATATGTTGGCGCTGATACACCCATCATTTTTGCCATATCGGTGTAAGTGTAACCATTCCTCGCCATTTCTGCTCTGATAACAGAATCTTTGACCAAATAACTATAATTCCCTACTACCCTGTCCTTGCGAAAAATTAATCTTCCCATAAAAACTTATCCCCTCACAAAGTTAGATTATTGAATTGTTCATAATTATTTTATTGAAAATTTGATATACTCGTTACAATTCACATAATATATTTGAACTTTGATTATGTCAATAGTTTTTTTATTTTATCATGATTTTTATGTAGTTCATGGCATTTACCTTGATTAGTAAACAAAAGTCTTGTATATTTATTTTGTGAAATTTAAACAAAGGAGTTTAAATAAAATGAAGTGGGATGGCAATAGACTTAAATACTTAAGGACTAAAAAAAAGTTAACCCAAGAAATTCTGGGTAAGAAATTAGACAAAGCAATGAGTACCATTTCAGGTTATGAAATTAACAACTCGGAACCTGATGTAGATACAATAGTTTTAATGGCCAACATTTTAGACACAACAACAGATTACTTGCTTGGTGTTTCAGATGAACCTGACATAAAAATATATCATTACAATGAATTACCTGAATTAGTAAAAGAAGCTGGTATAGAAAATTTAAGGTCACTAAAAGATTACAAACTAGAAGAACTGACACTGGATGAACTGACAGATTTAATAGAAGTAGCTAAGAAAATAAAAGAAAGACAAAAAAGAGAAAAACCGTCTACTTAGACGGTTTTTTGTTTTGTAACGATATATTTGAGTTGATATTGATGTAAACAACGTTGCCAATCTTAATGCTGTAAATGGACTTGCTTTTAAGTTTTACATACATAACGGCTCCTCCATTCAAAGATATCTTGAAAGTATATTAATAAACTTATTTATGTAAATCAATAGTATTTTCCAAACAACACAAATTTACCCTTGAAATGCATTATTTAATAAAAATAAGTGTAATAATATTTATTTGTTTATGATTATTGCATATTTGTAATTAAAATTGTATGATGTAATCATAATTTGTTAAGGGGTTTTGAATATGGGTAGAAAGAAAATAAAAGTTACAAGAAGAAGTAGAAACGAAGGCAATATAAGATTGCGCGAAGATGGACTATATGAAGCAAGGGTCACACTTGGGACTGATCCAAATGGCAAGCAGATACAAAAAAGCTTATATAGTAAAGACAAAGCCAAATTAATAAGAAGGATGAATGAAACTATTTTAAGTGTTTACAAAGGTACATATGTAGAAGACTTGCCTATCACATTAGAAGTATGGATTAATAAGTGGCTAAATGATTATGCCAAATTCAACATTAAAGAAACTACATTAGAAGTCTATAAAATCTACACCAAGAATCATATTATACCTGAGCTTGGTTTCCATAAACTAAGTTCTATAAAAACAGCAAACATTCAGGCATTTATAAATAAACTATCAGACAAAGGACTTTCCCCTGGCACCATTATTTATGTCATGCGAATACTTAAAGGTGCATTAAAGCAAGCCGTACTAGAAAGAATGTTGAATGATGATGTATCAAAGCATTGTGTACTTCCAAAGGACAAGCATAAAGAAATGAAAACATTAAAGCCTGAAGACTTAACAGCTTTTATCAAAGAAGCAAAGAATGATAGATTTTACGCATTGTTTATGCTTGAGCTTGCAACAGGATTAAGGCGTGGGGAAATGTTAGGCCTTCGTTGGCAGGATATTAATTTTCAAGAAGGATACATACAGCTGCATCAGCAAGTAGTAATACATAAAAATAAACTACTAATTAAAGATCTAAAAACAACATACAGTAACAGAAAGTTATATTTACCTGAAGATGTTTTGAACCTGTTAGAAATACACAAGAAGGTCAAACCCAGAAAAAGAAAAGGTGTTATTGAATTAGATACCGTTAAAAATAATAATGATTTAGTTTTCAAGAATATACATGGTGGGGTTATGCATCCAAAGAACCTACTAAGGTCCTTCAGGCGAATATTAGAAAAAGCAAAGCTTGAAAAGATAAGATTCCATGATTTGCGCCATACATATGCCCTTAACTGTTTACATCAAGGAATAGACATAAAGACACTTCAAGAGAACCTTGGACATCATAAAGCAAGTTTCACAATAGAAAAGTATGGGCATAGTACAGCTGAAATGAAAAAAGATGCAGCTAAAAGAATCGGTAACTTTTTAAATGAACAAATAAAATAATACATAAAAATTAAAATGAAAGTCTGTAGTTCAGTTCTAGTCTGAATTACAGGCTTATTTTTTTGTTGTAAGGGTACTTAAAGGGTACTAGGTGAAAATGACTGGAATGTGAAAAGCTGAAAGCCTTGGTATTACTGGTGAACGATACTGGGCTTGAACCAGTGACCCCTACCACGTCAATATAGTAACCTCACAAAATTTGGTAATACTTTTTTGTTTTATTTCGTTCTAATACGTCTATTATGTGCTGTACTGTTGACCTTTGGCACTTGGTAAAATTTAGTGGTATGTTTTAATAATTCTATTATCTTTCAATAAAATCATTGTTTTTTAATGTTTTTTTGAATTTGTAAGGGTACTTAAAGGGTAGTAAATTAATTTTTGTATGCTTTCTGCTATCTAACTTACAAGATTTTTTTTGTAATTTTTTTATCAATAAATAAGCATTTTTAAAAATTCATATAAGACAATAATTACAAATATTTGTATTGACTACTAAATACAATAATGTTATTATAAATATAAGTTGTAAAAGAAAGGAGATTTAAAAATGAAAAAAGGACCCAAGGAACCAACAAAAACTTCATCAATCCCACAAGTTCGAATTTCAGAAATGGAAAAAGCAGAACTTGAAAAATGTCGTTTGATGATGAATGAAAGTATATCCGAATATATAAGAAGGTCTATTATTGAAAGAAATGCAAGAATCATTGAAGACTGGCACAAAAGAAAAGAATTTTTAGAAAGCTAAGTAAGGAGATTTAAAAATGAATGAAATGAAATTTTATGAAACAAAATGGTTTACTTTTTTAATGCTATTCGTATTCGCACCTGTAGGCATATACTTACTCTGGAAAAACAAACACTTTAACAATAACACATTAATGGTACTATCAATTATATTCGGACTATTGTTTATTAGCATTATAAATAGTTCTGACCACATCCAATCCAATAGTGACAAGTACAACTTTACATCATCAGAAGAAGCAACACCTACACCCACAAAGACACCTAACCCAACTCCAACACCAAAAACAGAAGGTCAACTATTTGACGAATGGATTAAGTCACAATTCTCTGCATGGGATGGAAGCCATAGAGCTTTAGTTGACTTGGTTAAAGAAAACATGAATGACCCTAAAAGTTTTCAACATGCAAAAACTACATATACTATTGATACGGACAAAAAGTCTATAAAGATTTATATGAAATATAGAGGAAAGAATGCCTTTGGTGGGTTAATACTAACATCAGTTACCGCGGTTGCCACCTATAAAGATAATTTACTTAAAGTTATAGAAACGGAAGAATAAAAAATCAGGGCTGCAGCTGCAGCCCTTTTTATATGAAGTCATTTTTGGGGGACTTTAAAACTTTGTTTTGCTTGATGGGTTATTCAAGATCCCAATTAAAATTCCAATTTCTACAACTGCATCGATGATTACTTGTAGTGCGGTGTCTTGCAAACCCAGATAATCTTGTAGTCCAAAGTGATTAATTACAATCAAAATAAAACTGCCCCATAGTACAGGTGACAACAAACGATTTTGTTTCATGCTTAACACCTCCGTTAAATTTTTTTTTGCTTTTCTTCTTCAACTTCCATTACCTTTTCCATCCCTGCATTAAACATTTCATCAATAATCTTTTCTCTTTCTGTGTCAATCATAGGCAATACACCTTTTCTTATGTATGGTTCTGGTTCAGTGTATTCTTCAACTTCTTCAACATCTTCAACATATTGATAATCAGGTTCTATTTCGGTTTCTTGAATCACAAATTTGTTTTCATCCAGTCTATGCTCCCCACAATACTGATTGGGTAACATGATAGGAAATCCCCTTATAGTTGGTGCATTTCTGATACACCTTCCAACCTGTATAAATCCTGTTGCATCTTCTTTCCCTTCAAAGAATATGCAGTTAAAACATTTAAGCCTATTCCTATTCCATTTTTCTATTTCAGACATGTTAACACTCCTTTACATTACATATTTTAAATTCATCATTATCATGTAAAGACAAAGAAGCCCACATAAGATGTATGTAATTTTTGTCATTGTAATCTCCCTAAGAATTAAATTCAGCTACCTTTTTAAGAAGCCAGTAAAGGCCAGTGTCAGTTGTTGCTTTTTTAATCCAGCCCCTTTTATCACTTATCATCTGCTCTTTACCTTGCTTTTTCAATGAAGACAAAATATTTACTGACCTGTAGATTATAACCAATCTTTCATTCATCATAACTTCATCAAGTTTCTTTTTTGTTTCAGGTCCATACACACCATCAGTATTTATTGACATACAATATTGAAAATCACTTAGATAGCCTTTTGTTTGTGGTCCAATAATTCCATCAATAGTTAATTTGTAACCTAGTTCATACAAGTTTTTTTGTAGTTTGATTTCTTCATTTTCTTTGTTGTTACTAATCGCCATCTTGAACCTCTCCCATCTAGCCCAATTATTTTGCATCATAGAAATAGGACATGGTTTTCTGCTTGCATCATAATGTCTAACCACTCTTTCTGCAGGTACATTCAAAGCATTCATAAGATGTTTAGTAAGTTCAATAGTCTTCTCAAAAGCTACATCATAGTTGCTATCAGGATTAACACATATTTCTATAGACACACTGTTTCTATTACTTATTCCATACCTGCTATGACCATCACCAACGGCCCATGTATAGAATTTAAAATAATCATTGATTTGTAATGTTTGTTTGTCATCAACAAAGAAATCGGCAGAAGCATTTTTGTTTCCGCCATTAAAATAATTAAAGTGCATTTCTGCACCAGCACCCTTACTAAAATTAGCTGTATCGTGAATTACTATATATTGTATGTTGTTTGCTGTCCGAATCAAAGGCGTTCGATTGTAGTTAATTTGTTTAGAATTAATCTTCAAATCTTCAACCCCCTTTTCTTCAGTTGTTCCTTTATCTCGCATAATTCCGCCTGTATCGTTTCCGATAGGGTCTTGATAACATCCTGGTATTTCTGCTCCCGTAGCGAATTTTCCTTTAGCACATAAAACAGCAGCCATACAAACAAGGCTGCAAAGATTCCGAATTGCATCCCTTCTTTTATCAGCTCCACCGGCAATCTCTGACACCTCCCTTTACTTTTGCTTATTTCTTCCTAAAATAATTAATAAAATTATTATTTTTCTGTGTACTAAAATTACTATCCTTACGCAAAATAGCTTTTACCCGCGTCATGAAGTATCCTTCATCCACAGTCTGACTATTACTCACATGGCGCATATTAACTTCTGTAAGGTTAAAGTAACTAGCCAATACACCAAGTTCAGGTAAGTTCACATATAGTTTTGTTTGTGGTTCAAAGGTAATGTCAAATGTATCAAACTCTATAGTCTTTGGCACATAAGGACTTTTCTTTAGTTCATTAGCCGCAATGTCATTAGCCTGTCTAGTAAATATGATTTCATCGCCAGATGTTTGTCCTGTTACAGTTTCGCAAACAGCAACATCAGGATCTGATTCACCATCTGTAATATAACTATAAATATCCCTGGTCTTATTCCAGAAATAATCACCTGTCACAAACGGATGTCCTGCCAGATAAATGTTGGTTGTATCAGTACTCGCTTCTGCCTCATACAAAGTAAATTCATCAATCCCACTGTCAAATGTTAATTTGCCATAAACACCACTGCCAGCGCATAATTCTTGCATTGCATTTTGTTCAGCCAAATCACCCTGTTGCACAAATACTGGTGTGCCGTAGGCATCATCACCACCAAGCACAAATGATTTGTTTGCATAATTTTCAATGTCATCAGATACAACCACATTTCTATAGTCAGTGAAATCCTCACTGCTAGAATCAATGTCATTATCCGCATCGGTTATAACTGCAGGGTCTTGATAAAACTGCAATTGCATATCCTTATCTATAAACCACTGATAACCGCTTCTCTCTGCGCTTGTGTCTAATACATCGGCAATGTTTATAGCCCTTGTTTCCCAACCATTTTCTATTAATGAACCTGCATCAATAGTCCCTTGTTCAATCCCTTCTTGATACAAATAACTATCAACCATATCAGTTACAACATCAGTGCCGTATTCATCACTAGCAGCATAGTCAATCATAACTGTACGCCTTGAAGGTATGCCATTGTATCCAGTGCAACTAACTTCAGTCTGTATATTACCACCAGATTCATCATTCAATGACCTTGTAATGTTAGCAATAATGCCACCAAAATATAGTTCATAATTAATAAAAATCTTTACATACTGCCCAGCGTATACATCAAAATCAATAGCCAATCAAATCACCTCTCTTGTAAGAGTTTAGGTAAATTAATGTCTTGTATTTGTTTTAGTTCAGGTAATGTATGGTTATAATCTTCAACCCACTGTATTAATTTGTCATGTTGTTTGATTTCAAGTAGTAAATTATGCCTTAATTCAATAGGTGTACATAGTATAAGTTCTAATACATTTTTCGTTATTCGACCGTTAGCCAAGTAATCTAAAGCGGCCATTTCCTTAATCTTATGTTCCCACATCATAATGTCTAACTTGTGCCTTTTTTCATCAGTCAATTCACCTATCTGTGATTTCAAAGCACAAGCCTGCTGATAAAATCTCTTAAATTCTCTTTCAGTTTCATCAATTGACTTATTCATTTCTTGTAAACTATAAATTTTATTTTTCAAGTTAACTTTTTCACGTTTCAAATCCCATTCATCCATATCATATTTGGCATAACATTCTACCTTATGTGTCAATTCGTCTATATCAATTTCAAGTAGTTCTTTTTCTTTGTAATTTTCTTTCAGCCCACGCCATCTTTTGTATAGTTCACGCAATGACTGTTTATACATACCATATGTAGTACCACCACTTCTGGTTGTTATAAAAAAGTCTTGCTGAAATTGGCTGTGTGCCGTTTGATTGTCTTTAAATAGATCTTCTAAATTATACATATTATCCCCCTATATTGTAGAAGCTACTAGATTACGTTTTGCTACTATCATATCAGTTTTTGAAGCCCAACTATCGCCAGTTTGGTCATATTCATCACAATCCGCATAATTACTACTAACATATCCACCATAAACATACCCTTTCGCGTTAACTGTAGAAGCTGCTAAAATATATCTTGTGGGGTCTGGCATGTCAGTTTTCGAACTCCAACTATCACTGCTTGCAGTATACTCATCACAATCTTTATAAGCCGTAGTACCTGACTGAAATCCAGCATAAACATACCCTTTAGAATTTATAGTAGAAGCAGCTAAATTTCTTCTAGTTGGGTCTGGTCCATCAGTTTTTGAAGCCCAGCTATTACTAATAGAATTATATTCAAACATTGTTTTTCTTCTCAACCCTGAATCCCAACCATAAGCCAAATAGCCTTTGTCATCTATTGTAATTACTCCTGATTGCATTCTAGTATCTGAAACGTTAGTTTTTGAAGCCCAACTATTTCCCGTTTGGTCGTATTCATCGTTATCATTAATATACCCACCATCAAAACCTCCAAAAATGTACCCCTTCTCTAAAATTGTTGTCCCGTTTGCACTATTCCTTGCGGGGTCTGGCATGTCAGTTTTCGAACTCCAACTATTACTGCTTGCAGTATACTCATCACAATCTTTTAATCGACTGGCATCATTTCCACAATAAATATATCCTTTAGAACCTATTGTAGAAGCAGTTAAATCATTCCTTGCGGGGTCTGGCATGTCAGTTTTCGAACTCCAACTATCACCTGTTTGATTGTATTCATCTGTTTCTTTTAAATATTGGTTAGAAAAACCACCATATACATATGCAAATGCTGATGGTGCCTCATAAGTTGACTTTATCTGAAAACTAGCCTCATTCTCCCCACCTGCACGCTTGGTAATACTTAACGACCCAGCCCTTAAATATTCAGTCCTATCAATAAAACTATAAAGCCTTATTGTGTCCCCTTCTGTCATGCCTGTTATATCTGCCCCAACCACTTCAAGGGTATTAACATCAGTAAAAGTTACCTTCCTACCACCTCTTTCAGCGCTTGACTGTGACGTTGCCCGCCTAGTAGTGTTGACTATAAAGTCACCGCCACCAAGCCCATGTGCAGTTATTTTTATTGTATTGCCATCAGTCCCCGCTTCTGCTGTTGCTTCCCTTTGGAACTCTAATATTTGAAGTATACAATTATACGAATCAGCCATTTTTACACCACCTTAAAAAGAATATACAGCCAAGCAATTGCCCAGCTGTATATCATTGATTAATAAACACCCGCATATTTAAGTTGTCTTACAATCTTATTGGCCATGTCCCTTGCTTCTTCATCACTTCCAGTAAATTTGTTGCCTGTTATGTTTATGACAATACCTTTACCACTGCCACCACTTTCATTATACTTTTTAGGTACTACCGCCTCACCTTTGTGTAAGTATGCTAGCATATCATTTGGCACATAGTTAGTCCCTGTCGCAAATGGTGTTGCATAAGTACCACTTGGTGAATAACTTTTTTGACTGGTAGCATCTGCTTTCTTTCTTGAATAAGCTGTTGATATATTAGATATTTCAGGTATATTTATAAATGGTAGTTTGTTGGCGGCTCTTATTATGCCATTAACAGAATCTATTATCTTGTTTGCTCTTTGTGCAATCTTGTCGGCCATTATATCAAATACACTACCAACACCGTCACCCATAATTCCCATGGCTCTTAGTATTCCATCTTTCATTATTCTAAAATGTTCGGCAATGCCTGATGTATAACCACCTGTCATTTGTTTTAATCCAGATAGCCACAAATCCCAATCGCCTGTTATTCCACCAATAACCATTTTTATAAAACCTTCTATAACCTCTAATGATGTTTCAATAGCATTACCAATCAATCCCCAAGTTGTTTCTGTTGCTACCTTTATTAGTTCCCAATCTGTTTTAATTATTTCTGTAATTAGTGGACCCCATTTTTCCCAGAATATTTTTATATTATTTAATACATCTTCGATTATCTTTTGTATTTTACCCCATATTTCACTTGATTTTTCTTTTATATTATTCCATGCAGTAATAACAGCTTTTCTAAATCCTTCATTTTTATTCCATAATATCAATAGTGCAACACCAAGGGCAACAATACCCGCAATAACCCAACCAACAGGACCCATTATAAGTAACATGGCCTCTCCCAGTGTTGCCGCGCCACCTGCCCATGCTGCAAATGCAAATGAAATAGTTTTAACAACTCCTATTATTGCAGCAATAGCTCCTCCAAATTTACCTATAAAAATCGCAACTTTACCAATGCTTTTTGCCAGACTACCAAATATAAATAAAAGTGGTCCAAGCGCCGCAACTATTCCAGCTACTAAAACTATTGTCTGTTGTGCTCTTGGTGATAGACTGTTTAATTTATCCACAATCTTTTGAACATATTTAGCAAAGTCTTTTAATGGTCCATTATTCGCATCATAAAGTTTTATCATAAAAGTTTCGATACTGCCCTTTAATTCTTCAACAGCACCTTTCAAATTGTTCATTTTTTCTTTTGCAACATCAGCCGCCTTGACTTTATCCATGGCATTGGCCATATTTGTTACACCTTTTTCCCCTTCTGCAAAAAGAATATTAGCAGCTCTTATTGCATCAGAACCAAATATGATTTCCATTGTTGCAAGCCTTTGAGCATCAGTTAAACCTGCCATACTTGTTTTCAATGTGCCAGCAATGTCTTTCATGTTTTTCAATTTGCCTGCAGAATCAAAGAATGCCGAAGTCCCTTCTTTTGTAATTAAACCAAGTTTAGCAAAAGCCTTTCTTTGTTTATCTGTTGCAGGCTGTAAATTCATAAGCATAGTTTTAAGTGATGTACCCGCATCAGAACCTTTTAATCCATTTTGTGCGAATACTGCCAATGCTGTAGCTGTATCTTTAAATGTTAAACCAACGGCGGATGCAACAGCAGATGATGCAGCCAACCCAAATCTTAATTCTTTAACATCAGTTGCCGATGCATTCGCAGCACCTGCCAATATGTCTGCAGACTTAGCAACAGTCAAGTTATCTTTTTTGAATGCGTTCAATGCAGTGCTTGCAATCTCTGCCGCTTCTGCAAGTTCTATCCCACCTGCTGATGCAAGTGTTAATGCACCAGCTAATCCACCATTTAAAACTTGCTCTGTTGTCAATCCAGCTTTTAAAAGTTCTTGTATCCCGTCAGCTGCTTCTTTTGCACTATACTTTGTTTCTTTTCCTAAATCTATCGCTAGTTTTTTCATTTTAGACATTTCACTAGCTGTTGCATTCGATACAGCTTTTATCCCACTCATGGCTTCCTCAAAATCCATTCCTGCTTTTAGTGCTGCCGCACCAAACCCAACTATAGGCAAGGTAAGACCTACACTCATTTTCTTTCCAAGGCTCGCCATGTTGCTTCCTATTTTATCCATGCTGTTGCCAAAGTCTTTTGTTTTCTTTTTTGCGACCTCTAAAGATTTCTGCAATTGACTTATATCCGCGCCAATTCTGACTACAATATTCCTGATAACAGCCATATATTCACCACCTTATAAGTAAAGAAGGGGATCATCTCCCCCTCTTTGCTTTAGCTTCTTCGTGCTTTCTTTCTTCTTCTTCTAACAAGAAAAAGGCTTGCCATTCTGTTATTTCAGAACTACTAACCTTATCTAATAATTCACCGACCGTCATTTTCAATTCTTTGGCTAAACCAAAGTAGAATCTTCTTTCAGGTCGGTTTCGGAGTTTTTTACCATATCTTTTAAGTCCTGTTCCCCAATCCCTGATAATCTTTGAGCAATCGCAAAAACCTTATCAAGTGCTGAAGCACATTTTTTTGATAAAAGTTCTGCATCAGCATCGTTGAATAACCTTTTGTTATCATCCCCAACAATAGTTCTGACAACCAGCTTTGCCCTTATGTTATTCATATCAACTGTTGCATCCTTGCCAGTACCTTTTACTATACTAGCTTCAAA